GACGATGGGGACAAAAAAATAAAAACTAAGAAAGTTTACTGTTTCATGAGGCGTGAAACAGTAAACAGGAATTGGCGTCCCCACGGGGAGCCGACAGTGTTCCGGTTTTAACGGCTATTTCGTGTTTTCTGATAGCCGCTTAGCTTTAATATTAATTATTTCATAGCCTTATGTGCTTTTTAAAGCATGTCATCACGCGTACACCTGCGCACATATTAAAAAATGGGACAGGGGGAGAAAACCAAAAACCTGTGGATTGCCCGTTTTTTTTCTCTAAGTTGTTGATTCTGTATATAACACCATCCACAGACTTGCACCTTTTTTCCACAGACTTGCCTTTTTATTCCACATTCTGGGTTTTCGTTACCTTTCTGCATTTTGAGCCGTATTTATATTTATTATTTTATTTTCAATAAGATAAGATATAAATAAGAAGTAATACATTAAGAACAGGCATCCACAGGTTTTTAAAGTGGCTAAAAAAGCATCCACAGATTTTTATGCCAATCCACAGGTTTTTGTGGATGGTTTTCAATGAAAAAAATGAGTACAATCAATGCGTTCGGTTGTAAAACCATGCCATCCACAGATTTTCGCGTGTTTTGCCCCTGTCCCTCATTTTTTTTGGAAACGTTTATGAGTAACGATGATCCAGTAGTTAATTTTTTGAAATGGAAGTAGCACAACCAAGGCCGCTCAGAGGCGACTTTGCCTTACCCAAAGGCTGGGAACCCTTTGCCGCGCTCTATGGAACTTAAAAACGCTGAAAATTTGTAACGGGGAGCTGATCGATGCACCTATCGATGCACCTCGTATCGAACGTAGCAAGGAATCAAAATCAGCCAACGCCACGGCACACTTGTCGAAAATACGATAAATGCTGCAAGGCACGATGTAATCAGCCAAAGGCTAAGAGGTTTTCATGACCAGCAAGCAAGGGTATCTTCGTTCAATCGGCAGCGGGGTAAAAATCCGCTGCCCACACTGCGAGTCACCAACGCTTGTGCGATCAAGCGAGACGATCAGCCGGGTGACAAGGCAAGCAAAAATCCTCTGTACGAATCCAGATTGCGGGTGGTCCGGTGTGTACATGGTCGAAGCAATCAGAACAATCAGCCCAAGCGTAATTCCCCATCCGGATGTGAAACTTAGCGGGCAGAAATTAAGCGCATCATTATGAAACTTATTAACATTACATAAAAAGATAATGAAATACACCACACAAAGCCAAATAAATACGGCATGCACCCGCATTAATCACCAAAAAAAAACATCGCGGGCGTGGCGAGGGGAGAGCGCGCGCTGGGCGTGGTGGTTTTGTGTTGTTTTGGCGAAAAAAAACCGGCAATGCGCCGGTTTTGTTGATTGGGGTGATGTTGTTGCCGGTGGTTGCTCTAGGGCTGTGTGGTATTGATTTTATAGGGTTGGAAGCGGATGATCTCCTCGCCTACCCAGTCGTTGATTTCTTTTAAGCGTTCTTGTAGCGGTTCGAGTTCGTTTCTGGCGAATACCTGGGCGGACTTTTCGACATCGCCGAACCCGCCTACATTGGCCGGCATGATGCCCATCAGTTGCGGTGGCACGCGGTGAGCGGCCAGCACGTCATCTCGGCTGATATTTTTGATGTTGAGGAACTCATCTTTTGCGGTCACCTCGGCGATTGGCAGGAGTTGGATGCCATCTTTTTTACCGCCTGGCGCGTACAGCATCAAGTTACGGAAATTGCCTGGGCCTTTACTGTTACGCAAGGCGGTTTTGAGGTTTTCGATATCCTCCTCGTTTTGCATGGCGTCGGTCATGTACAGGATAAACCCCGCGTGCGAGCCGTTTTTGTAGTATTTACGGCGAAAAAGCGTAGCGGCCTCATTGAGCCAAGCGGCTTGCAGCGCGGCCAGATATTCTGGCATGCCGTACACCTCTTGATTTAAATCTGGTTCGATCAGCTGGAAGGTTTTATCGGCATCAAACCACTGTCGATCGTAGTAATTTGGTGTATAGACTGCTTTTCCATCTTTAGATCGCCGCATATACTTTGCGGGCAATCGTTTTATTTTTATAGCCTTACCCAACATATTATCTACTCGTTCTATCCAGCCATTGCCGAGGATGAGAAAATCCAGCACCATGGCCGAAAAGTCAGTGCGGCTGAATTTAGGATGCGGCACAAAGCAGCTTGCGAGCACATTTCTTTTTACTTGGATGGCCGAAGCGTGGTGCGCGTTTGCCCGATAGCTTTTTGCAAGTCCTGCAAGGCTGATCGGTGGTTCAAACCATTCTCCTGTCCACCAAGCCTCGGCCAAATCCATAATATCTCGGCCTTCCAGCGCTGGTTCTGGGTCACCGAACGAGAAAGCCTGTGCTTTAGGCGCCATTGAACTGGCCTGATTACTCAACTGATCGCTCATTAAAAAATCTCCATAGAAGACGTATTCATCGCGTTTTGTCCTTGCAGCGGCTCGTTATCGAGCGCGTGCATAATTGCCCAAGCCAGATCCGCGTGTCCGGATTCATCGGTACGTCCGGCGGAATACGTAATAGCGTTTCCGGAAGCCGTCACCGTTTTACGGATAGACATAAATGCAGCGGCGACCTCTTTTGCCCCTGCGTCATATTCAAAGCGGCCGTTATAGATCACTGCTTGCGCCTTCATAACGAGCCGACTTTTCACCTCAGGGTTATAACTGATGCGTTTTGTGCGCGGGAAAAACCCCGCCACCAAATCGAACACCCCGATACCGATCCCCGTCACATCGATGCCAACGTGCTGCACATTAAAGCGCTCGGTTAAGCGTTTGAGATACTCTGCCTGCTTATCGAAAGGCATCGAGCGCCAACTGTGTTTCTCCAGCAACCGGAACTTACCCATCGGCACCGAAGGTGGCGCCACCACCACCGCGCTGGCATCATCGCGGGTACGGCTGGGGTCATAGCCGATCCACACCGGCAAATCGCCGAACGGTCGCGGCGCGAACGGCTTAAAGTCTGGCCAATCCACCAAACTATCCACCATCCCCAGTTGCATATGAGCCATTGAAAACACACTCAAGGTATCGTCGATAAACTCACACATCAGCAACTGACGGAACTCATCCTCGCCGTATTCAAGGCGCAACTCATTCAAATTGAACAAATCGCAGCCACCGGCCATCGCATCCTCCACCGTCACCACCTGCCGCCACTGGCTATCGGCGCATACCATCCCGTCTGCCAGCGCCTTGTGAGACACATCCAGCTTTAGTTGCTCGGTTTTTGATTTATTTTTCAGTATAGCTTGGCCCGTCCAGAACGGATACGCCTCATGGCTGATAGCCGACGGAGTAGAAATATACGTTTGCCGCCATTTTTTGTGCATCGCCATACCAGACGCAACCTTACGGAACTCCCTAAAGCGCGGAATCCAGAAGTATTCATCCATATACACATTCCCGTGATACGACTGCGCCGTGCGGGCATTCGTGCCCAAAAAGTACAGCGTTGCCCCGTTCCAAAGCACAATCGGGTCACCGCGAAACTCAACGCCCGTCACCTCATGCACAAACTGCAAAATGTACAGCTTAAACACCTGTGCCTGCGCTTTTGAAGCCGAAAGGAAAATCTGATTACGTCCCGTCGAGATCGCATCAATCAGCGCCTCACGGGCGAAATACCACGTAGCCCCGATCTGGCGCGATTTCAGCAAATTGCGGATTCGATGATCGCCTGCGGCCAGCCACACCCGCTGATAATCGAACAGCGAGCGCTCAAATGCCGCCACAAGCGAATCAACCTGCGCCTCAGAAAGCTCATTCTTGCGCAATTTTTCGCGTTTACGCGCTGCCCGTTGCCCGCCGCGCGCAGGCACCGGGTTCAGCACCGCCTCCGATTCACCGGCCTGATAACGCTTAATACGCGCCGAGCGCATCAGCGCCCGCATCAACACATCAATCTCATTAAGCTCAGCGGCAGATTTTTGGTCTTTTGCCGTAACAACCTGAAGCCTAGCGGCGATAGAATCCTCCACCCGTTTAATTTCCGGCGTGTTATCCCAATCATCGCGTCGTTTCCAGCTTTGCACCGTTTGAAAAGGCAGGGTAAGTTTTTTAGCAATCTCAGTGACGCGCCAGCCCTGCCAAAACAAACGTTTGGCCTCAAGGCGAGGGTCAAAGAGCACAGGGTTTTTTTGAATATGGGTTTGCATAGCGCAAGGTTATGCCGCAACGCCCTCATCAAACCCACCTCAAGCGGGGTAAACCTGCGCTCAACCCGACCCCCGTATTGAATTGAGAGCCAAAGGCTCGGACTCTTAACCCAGCACACAAGACCGCACCGAGCAAAAACCCCACCGCACGCAGCGGAACACGAGGCAAAAATGAAGTTTTATCGAGTCGCCGTATCCGGTAACACCATTGATGGGCGAAAAATCACCGCCGAACAAATCAACCAAATGGCCGCCACCTACAGCCAACAAACCTATGGCGCGCGCATCTGGATGGAACACCTGCGTGGTCTTTTGCCCGATAGTGTATTCCCCGCGTATGGCGATGTGACCGCCGTTAAAGCCGAAGACTGGACAGACCCGCTTGATGGCCAGAAAAAGCGCGCCCTATATGCCGAGCTCAACCCAACACCCGCGCTCATTCTCGCAAACCAAGCGCGGCAAAAAGTTTATTTCTCCATAGAAATCATCGAAAACTTTGCGAACACCGGCAAAGCCTATTTAGGCGGGCTGTCCGTCACCGACTCACCCGCAAGCTTAGGCACCGAAATGGCCGCATTCAGCCTCGCCAACCGAGAAAAATTTACCGGCCACTTACCGCCAGAAGAGCGCCTATACAGCCTTGGAATCGAAGCCGAACAAGCCATCGAAGCGCGTACAGAAGCCGAAGGCGACACGTCAGCAGAAACCGAAAAAACCAGCTTATTTAGCAAAATAAAAACCCTGCTCACCGGCCAGCGCCGCGCCGATGAAGACCGCTTTACCGACATCACCCAAGCGGTTGAGCTACTTGCCGAGCAAGTTAAAGCTGCAAGCAAAGAGCCCGCCGCAAAACAAACCGAAAGCCAATATAGCGACATAAGCGAACGCCTAAGCCAGTTTGAAGCCAAGCTTGCAGAGCTTGCCGACCTATTCCAAAAAACCGAACAACCCAACCAACCCAAACGCCAGCCCGCCACCGGTGGCGACGGCACCATAGCCACCGATTGCTAAGCCACAAACACCAAAGCCACAAAATTTAAGGAACCACCCCATGCGCGCCCAAACTCGCCAACAATACAACGCCTACAAATCCCAAATTGCCCAACTCAATGGGGTAGAAAATGTCGGCGAAAAATTCGCCGTCTCCGAAAGCGTTGAGCAAACCATCGAAACCAAAATTATGGAATCGGCCGAGTTCCTAGGCCAAGTCAACAGCATCCTCGTCAGCGAACAGATTGGCGAAAAAGTGGGCATCAACACCAGCGGCCCCATCGCCAGCCGCACCGACACCACCGCCGCCGATCG